TACAGCCTGTAGATTTTGATTGTATAGGCCATGCTTCTTAACATATTTAGAAAGGTTCTCCCAGTCATGCTGAGTAGGGATGTCAATATTTGCATCTTTAAATAGTTTATCAACTTTTTTAGTTGCTGGTTTCCATTCCTGGTTGATGTATTTGTCAAAGAATTCACCAGTAGCATACTTAGAGTTCTCAAAACCTTCAAATGGGCTTCCAGTCTCCTGTGCCATCTTTGAAGACGATTTGAGGGCATAGTATAGTACGGTGTAAAAATAGATATTGGTAAAATCAATACCCTCTTCACTTCCATAGTGGATCTTTGACTTACCAAGATAACCATGAAGGTTCATTTGACCTAGACCAATAGCACGAGCCTTCTTATTACCTTCTGCAATTGACATTACGGACTCAATGTAAGATAGGTCAGCAACGGCTGTAAGTGCTCGTACAGCGGTTTCAATGGTCTTTCCAAAGTCTGGTGACTCCATTGCCATTGCGATGTTTAATGATCCTAGGTTACAAGAAATATCCTTACCAATCTGATCATAACTTAAATCAGCATTGTATGTTGTGGGTGTATTCACTTGAAGAATCTCTGAGCAAAGGTTAGACATGTTGATTCGACCCTCAATAGGATTAGCATTATTAACAGTGTCTTCATACATTACATATGGATACCCCGATTCAAACTGCAACTCTGCGATACGCTCAAATAATACACGAGCCTTAATCTTAGACTTACGAATCTCAGGATTGTCAAGCATCTCCTGGTACTTTTCAGTTACAGAGATATCACTCATTGGTACACCATAGATACGTTCAACATCATATGGTGAAAATAAATACATATCCTCGTTATTCTTAGCAAGATCAAGAGTGATGTCTGGAATAACTACCCCGATACTAAGAGTCTTAATACGCATCTTTTCGTCTGCGTTCTCACGTTTTGTATCTAGAAACTGTAGGATGTCTGGATGGTGAGCATTAAGATAAACTGCACCTGCACCCTGACGAGCACCTAATTGGTTAGCATATGAGAATGAGTCTTCAAGTAGTTTCATTACTGGAAGCACACCAGAGGATTGATTTTCAATCTTCTTGATCGGAGCACCTACTTCACGAAGGTTGGTTAGGTTAAGGGCAACACCCCCACCACGCTTAGATAGCTGTAGTGAGGAGTTGATTGCACGAGCAATTGATTCCATGTTGTCTTCAATACGGAGAAGGAAGCAAGACACGAACTCACCTCGCTGCTTTTTACCAGCATTAAGGAAGGTAGGAGTAGCTGGCTGAAATCGTCCAGAGACAATCTCGTCTACTAGACTAATGGCAAGCTTCTTGTCCCCCTTAGCAAGCATCAAAGCGTTCATTACAACACGGTCTTCAAAGCGTTCTAGGTAACGACTACCATCAAATGTTTTTAGTGCATATGATGTATAGAACTTATACGCACCCAGGAACGCAGGGAATCTAAACTTTACAGCATAAGCTTGCTTGAATCGTGACTTAACAAACTCAAAGTCATACATATCAAGAAGTTCCTGCTCGTAGTAATCGTTTTTAACAAGATACTCAAGCTTCTCTTCAAGGCTGTGGAAGAACACAGTATTCTGATTAACGTGATCTAGGAAGTATGCCTTAGCCGCCTCCTTGTCCTTGTCAAACTGAATCTTGCCGTCTGCACCATACAAATTCAGCATGGCGTTTAGTTCGTGGTAACTATACTGTGTCATTAAACATCTCCAACCTTTCCTTAATTTCTACTACGTCTTCGGGAGTGCCGAATAGCTCTACCCTGCCTAAAATAGGAACACCAAATTTTTTAGCAATTATTTCTGCTGCTTTGCAATATGTTTTTCCAAAGTTTGTATTTCCAAGTCCTACAACTCCAAGCAAATGATCTGCATTTGTTTTAAGTGATAAGAATGTTTTTACTGCTTGTGGGACATGATGCCCATCATTACCTGCTCCATATGTAGGAACAAACAATATATAATCTTTTGTTGCCGTTGCAATATCGTAAACACTATAAGTATTTTTAATTTCTAGTTTTTGTACAAATCTTTTTGTGTTACCACTACGGTTTGAGTAATAGATTATATCTACCATTATACCCCCTACATTAAATTCATGCTGTCGTACCATTGTGGTAATTCAACTTTGTGAGGTTCATAGCTTATCACATTTTCACCCTTCAAGTCAAATTCATCGTCCTTCTTTTTTTTATCACCGCTGAATTGATGAATCTCAATTACAGGGTTTAAGTTTTTAGGTGTATGAGAAATAGCACCAAAGATAGCTCCACAAACAGCATCTGCCAAGTCTTTAGAAGACTTACGAGGGTGGTCTACTCGATTTTGTTTTACAATCTTAAGCTCCGTTAGCTCTTCAAACAATAAATCAATTGCTGGCATAGCAAGGCGATCTTCATAAATAAGCATAGCCATATCTTCATAATGCTTTTTAGCAACAGATACAGTTTCAGTACGCATACCAACCTGTTTTAACTCATTTTGAATATCAAATGACTGCCAGCGGTCAAAGCTGACCATTCCAATATTAAATCCCAGGCGACGAAGATTTTGAATCCAGTGTTTAACCTCAGATAGGTCTACAGGACCCTCTACTTTAGGCTCCCAATATGCCACTGCATCTACCACAACAATTGGTGCTACTTGTTGGTAGTCTTTAATTACTTGAATGTTTACCCATCTATCTACATGTGCAATTGCTACTGCACATTTGTCATGTCTCTGTGCAAGGTCAGCATGTACAAAATAAACCTTGTCTGGGTCTGGAACAAATGTTTCATCAAAGCGACGAAAATTATCTATAGGATTACGAAGAGTCATAGCTGCACGAACTTTATCCTGTTGCTTAAAGAAAGCATCGGAACTAAATGTTGGAACACAGGCAAACCTTTGCATCGCATCTCCAATGTCTGTATAAAAAGCAAGCTTGAAGTCGTCAACCTGTCGTGTAGGATTTACTACCCATGTAGGACGTTTAAGTGCAAACACTCCTGGGTATTTATAATTAAGAATAGTATCTTCATCCCACTCAATTTCTAAACTATTACCCTCAGCATTTTCTGGAAGATCTGGATTCATAACAAACTTGTGATGTTTTGTAACAACTTCTTTGTCAGCAATAACATCATCGTACCTTTGAGAAATAAAGTCTCCTGGGTATCGAGGAAATGAAAGAAGAGCCACTTTTCCAACATCTGGAAATCGTGAATCTACAGAAGCACGGAATGCTTTGTAAATATTATCAGCAGTTTTACCTTGGTCATTACCTGTGTTAACATCCTGAGCAAACCCAGAGATCTCATCAAGAACAGCTAGAATAAGATTTAGTCCCTCATGACTTTCTCGCTCTGAGTGACCAGAGTAAACTGTAATGGCATGATCAAATTCAACTGAGTCTGCTTTAGCATAAAACTTTCCAGCAAACCAAGGAGATCTTTCAATCTTAGTTTTAAAACCTTTAAAAAATACGTTTTTAGCTTGTTGTGCGTTAATAGCTACGTTAATAATATCAATAGCATCTCCAGCAGGTTTTCCAAAGTATCGTGCTGGATCTTTAAGACATAGAAGTTTGTAGACAATGTATGCACATGCTACTGTAGATACAAAGTCTTTTCCGCTACCTTTGCCCAGCTGTAGAATAACTTCATTTTTAGTATACTTTTTGTAGTATGCCGTACCCTCAGCAGTTCCCTTAAGCTCTTGAAGCTCTGGAAGTTTATACACCTGACTCATGGCCTCTACAATGTCATATTGGATCTGTGACAATGGAGGTTGTCCAAGATAGTCATCGCCCTCAACAAATGCTTTAACATCTACAGGAGTTTCTGCAAATGGATTATCTTTTAGAACTTCAATAAATTCATCAAACATCCCTGACAATTGTAATCACCTCTTCGTTCTTAGAGGCATCAGATAGACGACGCATAATCTTGTCTCGTATCTCTGGGTGTTCTGTTGCAATGTCTTTTAGAATATTCATTAAAATATCTTGTCGTCTTTCAATAACAAGCATCTCTTCTGCAAGTTCTTTGTTTTCAAGAAGTCCAGCTTTTTGTAGCATGTCAATACGACGAGATTCAATATCAAGAACTAATTTAATTGCCGTTGTTTTAGCACTAAGATTAGCTGTAGTTGTAGCATCATCAATAACTTCGTAAGTTTGTTTAATAAGTTTATTGTAATGAGTATCAGCAGATACCAAAGCTTCTCTTGCTCGTTCACGAATGGCAGCATTATTAGATGCCATGACTTTCCATTCTTCTAGATAAGAAACTACCTTTGTTCTAGGAATAGAAAGTTCTTTAGAAATTTTTGTTGGATCACTACCTTCAAGGTATTTAGAAACTACCTTGTTCATTTGATCTAGATGTTCAACTATTTGATTCTCGCTTGACACGCTTCTTCCTCCTTACAGGAATCTTTTTAATACGATCAATGTAGAAGAACCTCCAGGCCCTGTACCGACCACGGTGTAGTTCTATACATTCAACCCATTGCATTCCAGTATCAACATTAGTTACATATGCCTTAAACATAAAGTTAGTAGCATTAATACCTTTAACTTTAAACAACTCATCAAGCACAATTGACTGTCCTGTAGGCAGGAGTACTTCATATTCACGGTGAAGGTTTACAGGTGGCTTTGTCGGCTTTCCATAAATAACTTTACGAGGTCTTCCCATTACTCTGCTGCCAATCTTTTAATTTCATCATTGATATAAAATACTGCTTTTTGCAAATCTTCAATCTGCTTTTTCTTCATACTCTTGTTTGAATCTTCTTTAAGTCCTGCTCGCCAAAGATACTTAATAGCATTACCTACATTAAAGTTACGGTGTCTTGTAATATCAATACACTCTACCCCCGAAAGATCCGAGGTGTAGTGCTTTGGATGATTGACCATATCAATCTCTTTGTTGTAAGAGTTAGCCATGTCGTAGTATTCTACGAAACGCTCTTCATTTGAAATTCCCATTATCGCTTTGATTTCCTTAATCCAAATTTAGCAAGGTAGACATAGATTGTTTCAACAGATACTCCACACTCTTTTGCAATCTCTTCTGGAGTCTTGCGGTCAAGGTGGAATCGCTTACGCAACCACATCTCATTAGTATACAGTTTACCAGCCATCATACCTCCTTGTCAACCATTAACAGCCCAGTGTGCAATTCCAATAGCATCTGCTACGTCATTGTCTTTAATTTTTTTATCGTAGATAGTATTTACAAATCTAATTGTACGTTGTTTTCTAACTTCTCGTTCATGTGTTTTTAACCATGAAGCAGATTTGCCTGGGTTATTTGCCACGATCTTAAGCTTTTCAACACTAGTCAAACGTTTATTTCCAATAAAGTTTTGCCATGTCATAGGAGAAACAGAAGAAATAGATACATTGCCAGAAGCTGCAATTGCTCCAAGAATTGCTCCTTGAACTAAAGCAAGATCAGCAGCAGTTTTAGGACTGTTAATAAAAACAGTGTGTTCAATAACTATGGCATCAAAATCACTGAGGATATCAAAGAAACTTTTTGTTTTTCGACCAGCATCTGCAACTTTTTCATATACATCTTTACCAGTAAAATTTATTTTTCCACAATATTTTAAATCGTCACCATGAAAAATAGCAAAAGCTAGGTTGTTTGTACTTGCATCAATACCACACACCCTAAATGGCTTATTGTTACTCAGTCTCTTTAAATTTACCATTAGCCCTACCTTTTATCTCTTTAAGTGTTTTTAATACATCAAATGGATTTACCAAACATGTTGTGCATAAAGAATCATCATTATAAACTGAAAGCAAAGAACCGCAAGCAGTACATTTTCTTTTTTTGCTCATTAATTTATTGCGACGCTCAATAGCATATTTCTGTGCTATTTTTTCTTTTGTTGCTGCTTCACGGCATTCATCAGAACAATATATTTGATAAGATACTTTTGGTTTAAAACCAGCATCACACCATTGACATGTTTTCATCTATTGGCTCCAGGCGATTTATTTTTATATCTCCCTTGCCAGCGTCTGCACATACCTTTGATAAAGGACAATTCTTACAGATTTTTGAATTAGATCGATAGTTCTTTTCTGGTAAGGTCTTGTTCTCCCACGCCTTACGAGCTGTACGCATCCATTCAAATGCTTGGTCAACCCACTTGATATAGTAATCATTTACTTCAACAGGAATAACCAGCAATTCGTGGTTGTTCTTATTCTCATAAATAAGTACGGCTTTTTTCTTTTTAAGAATCTTCATGTAAATAAGAAGTTGAATAAGGTGTCCAGATTTTGGCTTCCTATTTAATTTGCGATACTCAAAACCTTCATTCATCATAGTCTTGATTTCACCGAGAAGTTCATCGCCTTCCCAATCAAGCAGCACGTCACCATATCCAAAGATAGGTGGATCGCTGTATGTAATCTTAAACTCTGAATCAACAAGAAATCCTGCATCTTCCATTGCCTTCTGAATACGCTCATGGCTCTTAGTGCCATTAGTCATATTAGCACCTGCAAAAGCATCTGCATTGTCTTCAAATGTACCTCCCTCAAATGCAAGATACCAGTAGCGAGCACACTCACCATGTCCATATGCAATTGTTGACGGAGCAAAGGTTTTCTTTTGCTGATGGCGTGGACCACGATTAGCAGTATAGCCAGACTTAATCTTTTCAATAAGTGCATTTGGATCGATGCCATCAACTACAGTGCCTTTAGCATCTGCTTTTTCCATTACCTGATTTAATAAATTTTTCATAATCATATTTAGCGAGTAATATACTTCAATGCTGAAACCAAATTATTGATGGATTCTGCTGCAGTATAATAGATATTCTTCTTCGCTCTGTCTCCCTTGTCTACGTTGGTAAGCCATGTTGCACGGAATTGCATCTTGGCAGCGATTGCTTGTAATCGAACAATTTCGACTGTAGCAACAGCCAGAGGAATATCTGGTCTGATAATTAATTTTGCAATCATTGTAAGAGCCTCAGTGAGTTCCTTGTCGTCCATATAGTCGGCAATTTCACTTAGACCATTTACCATGTCGATTGTTGTTGTATTTTCCATTATATCTAGTATACCTTACTCTGGGACGTTTGTGTAATTTAGGAAGGCTAATTCTTCAATCATTTGCTCAAGGATAGAAAACTCTACAACTGCTAAACGAGTCTTTTGTTCTCCATCACCAATTACAACTACAATAGCAGGATCAAGTTTATTCTTAATTGCATCTGTTGTTACCTTAGCCCATACTTCTTTATTAAGTGTAAACGATTTTCCAACTTCTTTAAAGTCTACGCAGAAGTTATGCCATGTAGCATCACCCTTCTTTGTATTACGACCAGAGTTTTTGTGTTGGGTAGCACCAATACGTTTACTCTCATTCTTTTCGCTCAAAGTCCTTCTTGTCCTTTCTAACATCAAGATTGATTTCATTTAAGTGTTTATCTGGACACATCCAAGATAATTTTTTCATGCCTGGATAACTACGAATAGTTTTGGATTCAAGCTTGCATATGTGACAGGGAAATGTTCCTGGGTAAATATTATACTTAGCCATTTAACTGATCCTCAATAGACTTACGGAATTCATCATTCTCACGGACATAGTTAATAAATGCTTCTCTACCCTGCACCTTTTTATCTTCAGATACAACATACCAAGCACCTGTACGCTCTACAATACCAGCAAGTTCTGCAGTGTCTACAAGATCACCAATGGCATCTACACCAACAAATGGACCACGGAAATAGAAATCATACTCACCAGACTGAAAACCTGGAGAAGTCTTAGAGAACTGAACTTCCCATCGAACCTTGCGACCAATTTTCTCCTCAATAAGTTTATCCCCTACAGGAATCTTACCTTTGATAGCCTGATTGTCAGACTCAGAAGAGAACAATTTAATAACTGTAGAAGAGTAGAACTTAGTTGCCTGACCACCTGTAGGCTGCTGTGAGGTGTACATAGCAGAGATGTTATTACGACTCTGACTAATAAGTACAAACAAGGTAGGTTTTGGCTTATTGTTAGCATAGTTAATCATCTTCCATGCATTACTAAAGTCTCGTGACTCAGCACCAATCTGCTTGGTGTTCTCAAGATCCTTTAGTTCATCGCTACCCTTTTCAAAATAGATAGCAGGAAGCAATGAGGTGATTGAATCAACTACAATGAGATCTACACCTGCATTCATAAGCTTAGTACCTACATCTACCATCTCGTTAATTGTACGAGCTTGTGAATAAATAAGTTTTGATGTATCTACCCTCAAACGAGCAGCCCACCCTTTATCATATGACATCTCAGCATCAATCCACGCACAGATCTTACCTTCTTGCTGTGCAAGACCAATCATTTGAAGGCACATAGAAGACTTAGCAGAAGACTTACTGCCCCAGATAAGCACCTGGCGACCATATGGAAGCCCTCCACCAAGAGCACGATTAAGACCATAACTTGCCGTAGGTTGTAGGACAGTCTCTGGTGTTTCGTCTCCAATAAATAGATTCTTACGAAGCTTAGGATCAAGCTTTGCAATAACATCTTCCATTGTCATTACCATTAGAAACGTACCCCATTCTTTTCTGGGCGAGTCTTATTAAATCCAGCCTTGTTTGCTAGTGCATGGTCAAGAGATACACGAGTGTAGCCATGTTCAACTAGACCAGCATATAGGTCCAGGGTACGAATAAGAATATCTGCCATTTCATCTGACACAGCATGTTCACCCTTATCCTTACGAATAGCTTCCATTACCTCTACAGTCTCAGACACAATCATCATAAGCTGTTTGGTGACAAAGATATCGTCTACGTCCTCGGGCCAGAAACCTTTTTCTACTGCGGTTTCATGCAGCTGTGTACAAAGATCATCAAACATTTACATCCTCCAATATTGTTGTTCCATCTTTAGTTTTGTTAAAGCTAAATTTGTATGCCTTGCCTTCTTCAATCTTCATGTATGCCTTTGGATATTGCGTTGGGAATACTGTGACTGGGTGTAAATCTCGTGCTGTATCTGCAAGAGTTAGATATGCCATTTTCTTACCAGCTTTTGTAATTCGTGACTTAAACGATACGACATACATCTCATCGTCTGTATATGGCAACTGCTTGTAGTTCAAGAACTTAATCAGTGCTGAGTTAGATCCCTTGGCTTCATCTACAGGTACAGCAGATAGCACACGATTATCACTAGCAAGAATAATGTATGTACGCCCTGCCTCAATTGTAGATTGCTCATCGTCAAAGATACCGACAAGACCAGTCTTATCTAGAATCTCTACACGGCTCCAGCCCTTGCCTCGCTTGATGTTCTTTACCATGCCCATGAGAATAAACGAACCCTTTTCCTCGTAGTCCTCTGCGGTATCAATGAACGCATGAAAGTGTGTTGGTACTGACATGTTGAACTCTGGAAGGTTTAAGTACTCATATAGGTTCTCACGAATCTCATCTTGATTAGCAGGATTATCATCAAAAGCAGTAGCACCAATAAGACGCATTGACGAGAGAGCACGACTGTTTACTCCGTTACCCTTGCCAAAAGTGAACTCTTCAACTTCTTTATATGAGTTGAATGGTCGAGCAGCAATGTACTTAGACGCAATGTTATCAGAAACAAACTTTATAGCAGATAGTCCAAACCGAATACCCTTGCCCTCAATCTTAAAGTCAATATCGGACTCGTTAACGTGAGGTAGACGCACAGGAATGTTCATACGTTTTGCCTCAATAAGGTATTCGGTACGAGCATCCTTGTCCTTTTCATTCTTAAGAAGAGCAAACATGAACTCAATTGGGTAGTGGCACTTTAGCCATGCAGTCCAATAAGATAGCGTAGAATATGCTACAGCGTGACTCTTGTTAAACGAGTAGCCAGCGTGTGCCTCAAAGTCATGCCACAAGTCACGAGCACCCTCTTCTCCAAGGTACTGTGTAGCACCCTGTACAAATTGGTCTTGGAACTGATCGAACTCCTTAGCATCCTTCTTCTTACCAATAATCTTACGAACCTTATCAGCCTCTGCCATTGTCATACCGCCAAGATTTGTGCAAGCAAGCATAACCTGCTCCTGGTAAAGAATACAGCCATAGGTATCAGAAGTAAACTCCTGAAGGATCTTGTGTTTAAATCCAATAGCCTGACGACCCTGCTTACGAGCAATGTAGTCCTTCCCAATTGTATTCATAGCACCTGGACGAACAAGAGCGTTAGACGCAGCAAGTTCATCAAAGTTCTTTACACCCATCTTTACAATTAGGTTTGTATATGGAGTAGCCTCACACTGGAAGACACCCTTTGTGTATCCGTCAGAAAGCATCTGGTAGACATTAGAGTCGTCCATGTCAATCTTTAGTGGCTCAATCTGAATACCGTGGCGTTCCTTAATAATCTTAATAGTGTCGTCAAGCACACTAAGAGTCTTGAGGCCAAGTGCATCAATCTTAATAAGGCCAATACGTTCTGCCTCTGCCATGTCTACAGCAACCACAGGAATACGCTCTTTAGTTCCTGGTGAGGTACGAGTCTCCATTGGAGCATACTTAAAGATAGGCTCTTTTGCAGTTACAACACCAGCAGCATGGATACCAGTACCACGAATACGACCACGCAGTTGCTCTCCATACTTTTCAATCTCTGGATACTTTTCACGGAACTCAGCAGTAGACTTTGAATTGCAATAGTCTTCCCAAGTATCAATAAGTTTCATAACTTTATTAACCTCTGGAAGTGGAATATAAAGTACACGAGCAATGTCTCTTACAACACCCTTACCTTTAAACTGTAAGAACGTAGCAATAGATGCAACGTGACGGTACTGCTTAACCAAATATTCTTTTACTTCATCACGACGAGAGTCTTGAATGTCAGTATCAATATCTGGGAAGTCATCTCGCTCTGGATTAATAAAGCGGAAGAATAGAAGACCATGAATAATTGGATCAATATCTGTGATACCAAGAGCATAACACAACAAAGAGCCAGCAGAAGAACCACGACCTGGACCAACAACAATACCTTCTTTCTTTGCCCAGTTAATCATATTACGAACCACTAGGAAGTATGGTGCAAACTTTTTGTTCTTAATAATCTCAAGTTCTTCATCTAGACGGTCAAGATATTCTTGATTATCTACTAGACCAAGAGTAGTCAGACCTTCTATAGCAAGAGTACGAATCTCTCCATTTGGGTCACGGTATTGTGCAGGAAGCAAGTCAATGTGATCTTGAATATCATAGTCTTCAATCTTGTCTACAATTTCAAGTGTTGCCTCATACATATCTTCACGGTCAATACCCTGAGCTTTCATGGCATTGTGCATCTCTTCATCTGACAACAAATGAATCTCAAAGTTTTTAAATGACATCTGACGGTCTGCACCATAAAGATAATCAAGTCGATCCATAAGGTTGTCATGGTCACGAGACTTCTCGTAGGTAACGTCTTTCTCAGTCTTATTAGAATAAGAATTAAGAATAAGCTTCAGCTCTTGAATCTCTTTCTGAGCAGGGTCAGAGTGATGGCAGTCTGGTGTAACTACAGGCTTAACCCCAAACTCGTCTGCAAGATCCAAAATAATTTGATTAATCTCTGCAGGATTATGAGGCATTACTTCAAGGTAGTAGTCGTCACCAAAAGTATCCTTGCACCACTTAATGTGTTCCTTTGCATAAGCAAGCTCTCCAGCCTCAATAGCCTTAGCAAGAACTCCACTTAGACATCCAGACGTAATGATAAGTCCTTCTTTGTACTGCTCTAGAATAGTCCAGTCAATGCGTGGTTTCTTGTAAAAACCTTCTGTCCATGCAAGCTCATTTAACTTGTTTAGATTCTCAAGCCCCTTTGCATTCTTAGCAAGAATAATGAGGTGGTTATAGTTAAGGTCTAGTGGGTCGTTCTTTGCTTTCTTGTCTTCATGTAAAAGACGGTCTTTTGTAATGTACCCCTCAATACCCAGGATGGGCTTAATTCCTGCTTCTTTAGCAGCACGATACATTTCACGATGTCCAGATAGCGAACCGTGATCGGTAATCGCAATGGCTGGCATTCCTAGTGCAACGGCTCGGTCAACATATTCTTGTGGCGTAGCGATGCCGTCAAATAGCGAGTAATGGGTATGAACATGTAGTCCAGCGTAACTCATTTAGAATCTCTCTGTAGAAGTTGATAGGGGGGCAGCCTGTACTCAAGCCGCCCCCCAATTGTTTACCAGTCGATGCTGGATGTTGATGATGCAGATGAAGGAGTATCAAAACCTAGGTAAAAGGCTTCCTGCTCTGCGTATGGAATGTTCTTAAGTGCAGACTCAAGTGGGTAAGCCTTAAAGTCTCCCCAATTGAAAGGCTCTGCATCTGGAACAGAAGGAATAAGAGTGTAGCTTGTTTCTGTGCCAACACCATTACGCTTTAGCTTCCAAGTAATATTGGAAATGCTTCCAGTCTCAAGAGCGTATTCACGGATTGTATTGAAAGCCGACTGCTTGCCAACTCCCATTGACCAAATGGCAACGTATGGATCTTCCATTCCATCGTCAATAAGAACGTTGCAATAGAAGCGAAGGCGACCCTTCCATCCTGCGTTGTTCTTAAAATCCTTGCGGTACATTTCCTCAGCCCAGTCACGGCCCTCAGAGTCCATTGTGTCTACAGCCTTACGCTTGTAGTCCTTTGGATTGGTGTGCTCCTTAACAACAAGAGCAAGACCACGTTCTGCATTATAATTTGCTGAATCCTCATCAAGCTCTTCGACAAATCGAATCTTAACTGCCTGACCATCGGCAATATTCAGCCAACGCACTCGTGGTGAGTTTTCGTCATACTTTGGCTTGTCAAGCAGGGCATTAATATTTTTGAGTCCCTTTGTAATGCTCATTTTATTTTCTCCTTATTTATATTGGGTATATCAGTTTAACATAGTCTCAATAGATTTG